AACGATGCGACAGCTATAGAGCTTGCTGCAGCTTTAGACAAGCAATATCAATTAACATTTTCTAAAACACCAAAAGAATTAAGAGACAAAAAAACAGAGCTTGATTTAGCGGCTCAGTCTTTAAATAGAAACGCAAATGTACAGGTTGTTGAAGCGCCTCGTAGCTCCGGGGACCGTGCAATGATGCGCCTAGTTATTAACAGGGCAAGACAGATATTAGCTGAGAATGGCATAAACATTAGTAATGCAGATATACAGGCACTATTATGGTATGCAGAAAAAGATTTATTAGATGCCTATGGTGTTAGAAAAGGTCAAGGGCTTAAGAATGACTATGTAGATGGCGCTATTGCTGTATTAAGAGAGAGAGGTATAGAAAATGAAAAGATCGCAGAAACACTCCCCGAGTCAGAGAGAAACAGACTCGATAGTGGCACAAATACCGAAAGAAAGATTGAAGGAGTTTTTAACCCAAATGATATCGTTACACAAGAAGAAACAGATGTCGAACAAGAAGTAGAAGAGTATGATGTATCTGAGGGATTAACAGAGCAAGAAAAGACAGATCAACAAAAACTACATGATGAAGTTGATAAGTTTAATAGAGTTATGTCTACTTCTGTTAATCCTAATAAACTAGTTAACGTGCCATTGGCAGACCCAACAGAAAGCGTGTTTGGTAATAGATATTTTTACGGTACCGTAAAGGGGCCGCAAGGAAGAATGACCAACGTAGTATTGACAGAGGGATTTCATGAATATAAAGGCACAGATCAGGCAGGCAATCCTATCTACAGCGGTGAAGGATTAGCGCATATTTTAGGAGAGCGTGGCAGAAAACCAAGTAGAAAAGACGAATTATTAGTGCCTACAGAAGAAGGTAACTGGATAAAGTACAAAGATGTTGAAACTGCTATATACGAAGCTTTAAAAGCATATAAGTATAAGAATGGTGTAAGACAAAAGTTTGATGGTAAATCTACAGATCTTGTTTTGCTATGGGATAAAGCAAGAATAGCTGGTAAAAACAAAGCTAATAAAACATTAGCATTAGTTTTAAAATATAAAAAAGACACATATTCGCAACCAGTTTATGTAGTTAATACAACATTTTTAGAAGAATCTGATAGGCGTTTGGGAACGCAGCGGGTTAACTCAGTGGCGACCATGCCAACTACCGACACCACAGTTCAGTCAGATCAGATAGTTGATGATATAGAAAAGAAAAGACTTAACATACAGTACAATAACCTAGCACCAATCTTAGGAAGAATTGTATCTAAAGTTACATTTGGTAAAATAGAAAAAGAAAAAGCACAAAAAGAAGCTGAAAAGATATTAATAAAGTTTCAAGATGCCCTATTGCCTGTTGGTGATATGTTAGATGAGCTAAAGAAAAAAGGATATACTATTGCTGATGCATTAGATACCTATATGCAAGAAGAGTTATTTCATGGTAGAGCAGGAGCTAGAGTTGAAAAGGTACAAGATGAATTGTTTGTTCCTTTGTCAGAGACGATAAAATCTATAAACATATCCGAACAGAAGTTAAACGAGCTTAAATCTGTAAGTAATTTTTACACAAGAGCATCAGAAAGATACATAGATAAAAGACTGGCTATTGCAGACGCCATCCTTTATGCAAGACACGCTGAAGAACGAAACGCATATATAAATAAGAATAAAGAAGGTGACAAGTCTAAGGGTTCAGGAATGGACAACAGAGAGGCTCAAGCAATACTAAACTGGCTATCTACGCTTGATAATGTAGAAGGTGGCAAAATAGCTAGAATAGAGAATATATCAAGAGAGATTATAACAAACACAAACAGGCAGCGCTTAGAGAGTGGCCTAATAAACCCTGAACTTTTAGACTCAAACTACAAGTCAAAAGTATATGATAATTATGTTCCATTAAGAGGCGATATAGAATCTGACATTGAAACTGACGAAGATTTAATGGGTAAACCACGAATGACCACGAATCTTTTTGGTGCCGCAGGTAAGGAAGACAGGTCCGCAACAGGACAAACCGATTATGCAGAGAATATTATTGCATCTATGATGGCACAAAACCAAAGGTCTATTGATCGTGGTGAACGTAACAAAGTAGGTCAGTCATTTGTTAATTTATTAAGAGGTATGGAAGAGCAACCTGATGGCACATTTAAAACTAATGAGCAATTAAAAGGAGAAATGGAAAAGATTGCTAGGTTTGTTGATGATATGCCAGAGAAAATGCAACAAAGCTTAGATAAGAACAGAATACTTACTATAAAAGAAAATGGTGTAGAAGTTAAGGTTCACTTTGAGGATGCCAGAATAGGTCGTGCATTAAAAGGCCATCTTACACCTGAGTCTGTAGGCAAGTTTACCAAAGCTCTTGGCAAGATGAATAAGTATTTATCTAGTATTAACACAACTTACAACCCATCATTTGTTATACCAAACTTTGCTAGAGACTTGCAGACAGCAGGTGTTAACATGCAACAGTATGACCAAAAAGGTATGACTAAAGAAGTATTAACTAGTACCTTATCTGCCGTTAAGGGTATCGCCGCTGTGTTACGGGGCGGTAAAGAAACGTACTGGTCAGAACAATACAAGAAGTTTGTGGAAGCTGGTGGTAAGAACGCCACTAACCAAATGGGTGATCTACAAGATCAGATAAATAATATAGGTGATATATTAGGCGATATATCTAATACAGGAATAAAGAAGAAGCTAGGATTAAATAAGAATGGATTTACAAGAAAGCTATTAAACTTTTTAGATGACTATAACACTGCAGTTGAGAATGGTGTAAGAGTATCTGTATTTACCTCACTTACTAAGCGTGGCGTTTCACCGGCCCGGGCTGCTCAAGCAGCTAGGAACGTAACCGTGAACTTTGCGAAAGGTGGAGAGAATAAAACATTAATGAATTCATGGTATTTATTCTATAATGCATCATTGCAGGGATCTATGGCGCTTATCAACGCTGCTACCAAATCTAAGAAGGTTAGAAAAGTTTGGGCTGGTTTGGTTGTCTACGGCATCATGCAAGATCAAATTAATTCACTACTTTCTGAAGATGAAGACGAAGATGGAATCAAAGATTATGATGAATTACCTAGATACGTTTTAGAGCATAACTTAATATTACCTACCTTTGGATTGGCAGGAGACAAGTTCGTTATGATACCTTTATCGTATGGACTAAACTTAGGTGTTAACTTTGGCAGGTCGTTAAGCAGAGCGGCTAGAGGAGAGTACACATCTGGAGAAGCTAGTAGGTCTATCTTCGGCACTGCGTTTGAGAGTATAAGTCCGTTTGGTGGGTTCGATAATATATACAATCTTACTGCACCAACAGTCTTAGATCCTTTTGTTAGTCTGGCTATCAACGAGGATTACAAAGGAGACCCTATATACAAAGAAAGTCCTACGTTCTCATCAAGACCAACACCAGACAGTCAAGCATACTGGTCTAACACCAGCTCTATATCAAAAGCTATTGCAGATAATATAAATAGCCTCACAGGTGGAGATGCAGTATCTAGTGGCTTTATTGACTTTAGTCCAAACACTATGGAGTTCTGGTTTGATTACCTAGCAGGTGGTACAGGTGCGTTTGTTCAGCGTACACTTGAAGCACCTCCGTCTATCTACGAAGCTCTACAAGGAGACTTTGAGGGCGATATAATGAGAGCTATACCACTAGTAAGGAAAGTGGTTATAAGTCCTAGTGAAAGAGAAGATGTAGGAAATTACTTAAAGAACAGACAAGAGCTATTCACGATACTAGCAAGAATAGACCTCGCTAGGAAGTCAGGAGATACAGCAACTGCAAATAGCCTATTCACGGAATATAAAGATCAAGTAAGGATATCTGGTAGATTAAAAGCTATAGATAATGCCAGAAATAGATTATTACGGCAGATTAAGGAAATTGACGCAAACCCAAGAATACCAGAACTAACTAAGTCAAATCTAAAAAGAATTAGAAGAGAAAAGATAAATGACCTTATGAGACAAGGATTAATTTTAATGAGGTCTGTGGGCTTGAGGGAAGCAGGATAAAAGTTAACATTAACTTATAGCTAAAAGTTAGCAATATAACTGGTGGTATCTATAGCAGCGAATCGAGAAACGAAATCAGTAGACTAACCGACACTTGTTTAACTCGCTGCCACAAAACCAAGTACTATCATACTATCATTTCTTTATTGTTTTGATTAGTTCTTTTAAATACCATTGTGCTTTTTCTAAATCTTCCAATGGATTGTTGCTATTCTTATGTTCGTATCTCCACAAATACTTAAAGATACTTCCTTGCAGATAGTGCTTGTATCCATCTCCCAAAGCTGACTTAATAGCATCTATACA